ACGGTGCGGCTTCCCAGGCTTTTAATAACACATCATCAGGAGGCATATTAGCTGCCACTCTTCTAAATTTTCCCTCTGTTAGATATTTTTCAACTAATAAATCGAATTTCACTTAATTATTTATTTGATTAACGAGAAATATAATCTATAATACTAGTTATGAGTGTAGCCGCAAATGAACAAATTTTAGAGCAATATTCTAAAGAGATAAACGATTTCTGCACTATTAACGAATTTACTGTCAAAGAAAAGCAGCTTCAATTGCCTGCTATTAAGCATTTGTTCGTTGGTAGATTAATTAGACATAAAATTTTATCTAATAAACTAACTACTCAGAAAAATAAGTTAAGAGGAGACTTAGCACAAGCAGCCATGAAAACAGCTCCTGTTGTTTTAGATTTCTCAAAAGTAGAGAAAGCCATGGATAATAACCAACAAATAGTTGATATTAATAGCCAAATATATTATAATACCCTCATTATAGAATATTTAGAAAAAGTCGAAAAGGTGTTAAGCTCAGTAACATACGACATTAAAAATATTGTTGAAATAATGAAACTAGAAACGACATGACAGAATTAACTATCGATGTAGATTCAGGGCGCAATAATGCAAAAATAGCCGGAGACTTTAAGGCGATCAGAGAACACTTCTCTGTTAAGAATCAGGCAGCTGTGTTTGCGAGAAAAAGAGGATTTTTTGCTCCTGAGAGGACTTATGTTATTACCCCTACTGGTAAAATGGAACCTCACTTCTACACCGAGCTAGTTAAGTTTACAGAGCAAAACGAAGAGCCTTATAATGTAATTCTTTCTGAGAGCTTTAAAAAACTCTTTACTCCAAAGCTAAAGCTAGATTATCTAGATAAAAAACTTCGTTTGGAGTTGAGAGATTGTCAACAAGAAGTTGTAAAGACAGCTCTTATTCATGGTCACGGGGTAATTGAGTTAGCTACTGCTGGTGGTAAAACCTTAATCATGTCTTCTCTCTTAGAGAACATTTACCACCAAAATCCTAAGTTTAAATGCTTGTTAATTGTACCAGACTTAGGTCTTGTTAATCAATCTTTTAACGACTTTAAAGACTATAATGTTAGTTATACCTATAGCATCTGGACTGGTAACAATGAACTCGATTTAAGCACTAACGTTATTATTGCTAACCTTGGCATATTACAATCAGAGCTATCTGATACAGAATGGACTGAAAGCGTAGATATTCTTATTGTTGATGAGGTTCACAAAGTCCGCAGAGGTAACAAAATAAATAAATTGCTAAAGAAGATTTATACCATTCACAAATTTGGTTTTACCGGTACATTGCCTGAAGAGGTATTAGATCAATGGAATATTTTTAGTAAGTTTGGTTCAGTAATTTACTCAAAAGCTTCTCATGAGCTAAAGCAAGAGAAGTATGTTACACCTGCTAAGGTTACTGCTTTAATTTTAAATTACAAAACACCGCCTGTATTTGTAAAAACTAAAGATACAACTCCAGCTGATGAATACATTAACGAGCTAAAGTTCTTGATTACTAATCAGTATAGAAACAATGTTATCAAGCATTTGTGCGAGAAGTTCGATAATAACTCTCTTATTCTGGTAGATTTAATTGACCACGGAGAGAGTATTCTGAATACTTTAAAGGATATGCCAGGTAAAGAGGTTTATTTTATCAGAGGAGAAGTAGAAGTAGAAGAGCGCAAGAGAGTTCAAGACTTAATGGAAAAGCAGACTAATATTTGTGTAGTAGCCATTTCAAAGATCTTCTCTACTGGTATTAACATTAAAAATTTACACTATTTAATCTTTGCTGGTGGTGGAAAAGCTAAAGTAAAGATAGTACAATCTATAGGTCGTGGATTGCGTTTACATGAAGATAAAAAAGAACTTATTATCTTTGACATTGCAGATAACCTCAAGTACGGTTTAATGCACTATTCCAAACGCAAGAAACTCTATCTCCAAGAAAAGATACCCAACTCTTCAATTAATTGTTATGAAAAATAATTTACCCAAACTCAAGAAGCTTGAAACGTTCGTAATGGACCCTTCTGCTAAACCCCCTAAAGAGCAATTTTATGTTGATCCTAAAGAGTTTTATAAACAAATTAAAGACTATTACAAAAGCGGTGAGATTAACGACTATTTGGCAGAGTCAATTTATAAAATTGCTAAGGGTCTTTCTTATGCTCCTAATTTTATCAACTATTCTTACCGTGATGATATGGTCGGTGATGCTGTTGTTAAAATGTATACAGCCTTAAAGAACAAAAAGTTTAACGTCAAATCCAAAGACAAGAACGGCTACAATTATAACCCCTTTAGTTACTTTACAACCATTGCATTTCACGCATTTATCACTAGAATAAAGAAAGAGAAGAAAGAAAAAGACACAATTGCCTTTTATCAAGAAGCTCAATTCAGAGAGCTTATGCATTCTACCCCTAATGGGGACTATGTTTATGTAGATCCTGATAAAGAGGATAATTATAACGAACAGTAAAATGAATTTAAAAAACTCAAAAGTATGTTGTTTTAGTGATTTGCATTTAGGAGTGCATCAAAACTCTACCCAATGGCACGAAATTGCTATTAACTTTGGTAAGTGGCTAAAAACTAATCTAAAAGAAAGAGGCATCAAAGACATTATATTTTGTGGTGACCTTCTTCATTATAGAGATGAAATCGCAGTAAACACTATTCAGGTTACTTCTGAGTTCTTAAATTTACTTAAGGAATTCAACATAATCATGATTCCAGGCAATCATGATTGTTACTTTAAAAATAACTCTTCAGTACACTCTCTTTCTATCTTAAAAGGTTATAAGAACATAACTGTACTTGATAAACCAACTACAGAGACTTTCTTCGGTAAGACCTTAACCTTTTGCCCTTGGGGTACAGATATTACCGAAATGCCAGAGAGTAATATTATCTTTGGTCACTTTGAAATCACAACATTTAAACTCAATGAAGTTAAAATTTGTGAACATGGAATGACTAGCGAGAACTTACTGCAAAGAGCTCCGTTAATTATATCTGGTCATTTTCATACACGTCAAGAAAGAGAGTATAGTAACGGGAAGATTATCTATCTTGGTTCACCATTCCATATGGATTTCGGTGATACAGGTCAAAGAGGTTTTACTATTCTTAACATTGAGAACAATGAGATGAATTTTATACCTAACTTTGAATCTCCAACCCATATCAAACTACCTTTATCTTTTATTAAAGGAGATCACATAACGATTGATGAAAAGTTTATTAACAACAACTTCATCAAGATTATTGTTGATGTAGATTACAAGCCAGAGGAGATAGAAGAGCTAATCAAGACTACTAATGTGTATAAGCCAAGCAGTTTAACTATTGACTATAAGTATAATACAGCAGTTCAAAAGGTAGTCAGTGATGTAGACTTTGCTAGCGTAGACGTCGCTGATGCCATAAAAGAGTTTATATCCAAGCTTGATATTGAGAATAAAAAGGATATAATTGATTACACGTTGGAACTTTACCAAAAAAGTAAATGAAGTATGTTAATTTTAAAACTCTTACAATCAAGAACTTCTTGTCTGTAGGAGAAAAACCTGTTGTTATTAATTTCAGTCCTGGTCTTAATATTATTACTGGAATTAATAAAGATAAAGAAGACAGACGCAATGGTGTTGGTAAATCTACTATTGCTGATGCCTTGTATTTTTCTATCTTTGGAGAAACTCTTCGTGAGATAAATGCGAAGTATATTAGAAATAACTTGTCTGAAGGTAAGGTTAAAGTGTCCTTAGACTTTGAGATTACGTCTCAAAATAATACTTCTCAAATAAACATCATTAGAGAACTAAACCCAGCTAAAGTTTATCTTACTATTGACGGTAAAGATATGACTAGAGATAGCATTGCTAATACTAATGCTTTTATCGAGTCTATTCTTTCTACCAATGCTGATATTTTTAAGAACTGTGTTACTCTGACTATTAATAACACAATCCCTTTCATGGGTAAAAAGAAAGGAGACAAGCGTAAGTTTATTGAGAGCATTTTTAATCTTGAAGTATTCTCAAGAATGTCCGAAAAGCTTAAGTCTGATATTAATGAAGTTAAGAACTCTTATAACACTGAGTTTACTTGCTTACAGACTAATGAGTCAACCTATACAAGTCTTGTAAACCAAAGCAATTCTTTTGAAGAAGATCGTAAGAATCGCTTGGAAAAATACGAAAAGCGTAAAAGAGATAACTTAGCTGAGTTAGCTACCTTGCAAGATTATTTTAACACCTATGTTGAAATTAAAGTTGAACCTTTGCAAGAGAAATATAAAACGTTGAATGATAATATTAAAAAAGCTGATGTTAAGCTTAATAATTTTCATTCTGAAATCTCTAAAGTAAAGACTCAGATTGTTCATTTATCTGAAAAGCATAACAAGATAGGTACTGATGAAGACAAGTGTCCTATCTGCATGAGAACTATTGAGGCTCTTGATCTAGATCATATTAAGTCTGAAAAAGATAAAGTCAAAGCAGAGATTCTTAGCAAAGGTGAAGAGCGTAAAAACATGGTTAAAGAGCTTAATCAATTTGTAAAGCTCAAAGGCTATCTTGAAACTCAAGAATCTGATGTAGTTAAAAAGATAAAACAGGCTGGGTTAACTGAACAAACTTATAAAAATAACCTTAGACGCAAAGAGCAGGTTGAAGGTTGGTTATCTACTCTTGATGAAGACATTAAGAATGTAACTAATCAAACCAATAGCTTTAATAATGTCTTAGTAGAAACTAAGAATAAGATTGATGCCTCAAAAGACAAGATTGAGAAGGTTAAGGCTCTTTCTAAGGTTCTCGAGAATGTTAAGTTCGTTGTATCAGAAGAAGGTGTTAAGTCTTATATCATTAAGAAGATACTGCAATTGTTTAATAACAAGATTCAGTTTTATCTTAGCAAATTGGACTCTAATAGCGTGTTAACCTTCGATGAGTATTTCGACGAAATTATTATTAACGATAAAGGTATAGAATGTAGCTATAATAACTTTTCTGGAGCAGAAAAGAAGACTATTGACTTAGCCTGTTTATTTGCGTTTATGGATATTCGTCGTTTGCAAGGAGATGTTGCCTATAACGTTTGTTTGTTCGATGAGCTGCTTGATTCTTCTTTTGACGAGAAGGGTGTTGAGTTAGTATTGGATGTGTTAAAAGAGCGTTCTGATATGTACGGTGAATGCTGTTATATTATTTCTCATCGTAAAGAATCTATTAAGGCTGCTACTGGAGAAATCATATACCTTGAAAAGTATAATGGCTTGACTCAGCGTATGGAATTTAACGGATTATAAGGTAAATAAAACAAATGATACGACCAGGAATCAATGTACTAGGCAGACCTTCTATTGGTATTTCTCCTTTTGTAGCTCCCAATATACCTCAAACTAATTTTAGTATTGGAGATAACGGTTTAATTCAAACTGCTCCTAGCAATGACTCTAAGAGACCAGATTTGGTTCAAGAGGAAACTAAACTACCAAAAAGCGTTAACTTTTTAGCAGATCACTCTGGTTGTGGTTTCTGGAGAATGTTTTGGCCAGCTGATCAACTCAATTCAAGAGTTGAATCAGTTGTTATGAGTTCTTGTCAAATGATTCATGACGAGTTGTTTTTCTCACAGCTCAAGACTGTTCGTATCCAAAGACAGGCTACTGAAAATCAACATAGATATGTGACCTATCTAGAAAAAATGAGAGAGAAGTTTAACTTTAATCTCGTTTATGAAATTGATGACATCATGTACTATGAAGATATTCCAGAGTACAATAAGTTTAAGCCTGGGTTTAGTGATCCTAAGATCGCTGAATTCTGTTCTCTTATCATGATGACTTGTGATGAGATTACAACTACAAATAAGTTTATTGCAGATTACTATGCAGAAAAGTCAGGTAACAAAAACGTTACTGTAATTCCAAATTACCCACCTAAGTGGTGGATTGGTAATTATTATGACGAAAAGAAAATAAGCCAAAACTTTGACAAGAATAGAAACAAGCCTAGAATTCTTTATGCTGGTTCTGGAGCTCATATTGATGTTGAAGGTCGCTGCAAATATAAAGACGACTTCTATCATATCTTAGACGTCGTAAGAAAGACTGTTGATCAATATCAATGGGTATTTTTCGGTGCTCCTTGTATTTGCCAAGACATTGTAACATACAAAGAGGCAGATTATAAGTTTACTTCTGGAGATGATTTAATTGATCAAATCAAGAAGCTTGTTAAGAGTAAAGATGAGTTTATGAGAGCCTCTCGTAAACACAGAGCAAGATCTGAAAGACGTTTCCTTGAATGTCCAGATAATCTTGGAAAGTGGAAAGAACTTTACCATTACAAGTATGGAGCCCCAGAGAGAAAATTAATTAATGAGCTGAACGGAATAGCTTGAGTTCCTCTCTTTCTTCGCGTATCATCAGTGTAAGATGTATAGAAATGTCGCATACCGTCAGCAAAACGGTGAAGGTGTAATCTTTCACTTTACTTGGGATAAAGATGGCAAGCGAGTAGTTACTGAACATACTGTTCAACCATATTACTTTCGCGAGACTACGAGTGAAAGAGCTACTCATACTAGTATCTACAATACTAAGCTTGAGCGTGTATCTTTTGATACTGAATATGATCGAAACACTAGTCTTCGAAACAAAGGTGGAGAAGATAGAGGTGTTATTCGCGTTTACGAGAATCTTCGAGTTGAGCACCAATTCTTGATCGATTATTATTGGAAGAACTGGGATAATATTGACCCTGTTCAAATGCCTCTTAAGACCTGGTTTCTTGATATTGAGGTGTACTCTCCGAATGAATTCCCTGAGGCTAGTAAGGCAGCTCATCCTGTTAACGTAATTACTATCTATGACTCTCTCAAAGAGAAGTACTTTACTTGGGGTTATAAACCTTATGAAAGCAAGACTGCTGATCATGAATACTTTTTGTGTCGAGATGAACGACATATGTTTCAGAAGTTTCTTGAGTTTGAGGCTCTAGACTTCCCTGATATTATTACTGGTTGGAACTCTGAGTTCTTCGACTTGCCTTACTTGATTAATCGTCTGAACGTTCTTTTCGATGAAGAAGAACCTAAGAAGCTATCTCCGGTTGGTCGTTTGCGTGCTCGGGAGATTAGAACTGCATTTGGTAAATTGCAGACTAAGTGGGGTATCGAAGGTGTGTCTTGTGTTGACTATATTGAGTTGTATAAGACCTTTAACCAGTCTCCAAGAGAGAGCTATAAGTTGAACTCTATTGCTCAAATTGAGTTGGGTGAGTCAAAGATTGATTACGGTGAGAGTAATCTTGCATCTTTGGCAGAGAAAGATTGGGACTTGTTTGTTGATTATAACATTCAAGACGTTCGTCTTCTTGTGAAGATGGATCAGAAGCTAATGTTCGTTAAGTTGTTGCGTACTTTGGCATTCGTTGGTCTTACTCCATTAGAGAATGCTCTCGGTACTATTTCTACTGTTACTGGTGCAGCTATTATTGAGGCTCGTAAGAACAATGTTGTTATACCTACGTTCATTAGAACTGATGATGAAAGAGCTCAGAAATACGAAGGAGCTTATGTAAGTGACCCTCAACCAGGCTTTCAAGATTGTGTTGTATCTTTTGATGCTAACTCTCTATATCCTTCGGTTATGATATCGCTTAATCTCTCTCCTGAGACTAAGTTCGGTAGCATTGTATCTAAGAATAAAGACTATGTTGTTGTTCGAGATGTTAATAATAGTGAGTATAAATTGACTCCAACTAAGTTCTTGGCTTTCTGTCAGAAAGAAGGTATTGCGATTACTAAAGCTGATAAGCTGTTCTTGCAAAATAAGAAAGGTATCTTTCCAACTATTACTGAGAAGTTCTGGCGAGTTCGTCAAGACTTTAAGAAGCAGTGGGATAAGACTCGTGCAGAGCAGTCTAAGCTTGATAAGAACTCTGATGAATATAAACGCATGTCATATGAGGTTGAGCGTTTGTGGATTCAACAGCTTACTTATAAGATTTTGATCAATCGTATTTACGGTTACTTTGGTAACAAGAGCTCTCCTATGGGTGATCCAGATATTGCTCGTTCGATTACTCTTACTGGTCAAGGTGTTATTAAGAAGGGTAATGAAATTCTTCGCAATTATATTCAGAACAAAACTAATATGACTGACGAGGAGTTAGAGAAGTTTAACCCTGTTATCTATAACGATACTGACTCTGTTTACATTACCATTAGAGAAATCGTAAAGCGTAATAAGATGCCATTCTTTACTGGTAAAGATGTCTCCCCTGAGATTTATGCCTTGGTAAAGGATATTGAAGAGACTTTGAATAAAGGTATTGTTGACTGGG